CTCCCAATCGCCCTCTACGAATCGCTTGTACTCGTACTCAGGCATATTGTCGCGCAGGGATTTGAGGTAGTCCTCCGGGATGTGGGGGTTGTCGGTAATCTTGGAGGGGATGTAGGCCCAGGTGGGTGGAAGGTTGTTCTCCTTCCATTTGTCGTACACAAGTTCCTTCACCCAATTATTGCTTGGGTTGCAACTCCCCATCACCACGATGGGCGGTCGGCCTTCGGCATTGAGCCACGAACCGGCACGCTCAAGCACCTTGTAGAGCAAGCCTTCCTGACACTCGTTGATTTCGTCAATCCCCGCACCGTTGATCTCAAGACCTTTGAAGCGGTCAAAGTCTTTGTCGGTGTCGTAGTTCTCGCCCATAAAGAGCAACTCGGATCCGTTCTTGAAGGTCACAATCTGGCTCTGCTTGTCCCACCCGGCAACGTGCGCCCCAAGCCCTTGGTTCATCAATGATGTGAAGGTGACCAAAGTCGTTCGCTGAAGCGTGGGCATACTCTGCCTGATAATCACCCACCTGGAGCGGGGGTATTTAGAACAAAGCGAGATGAAGGTTAGAAGGAGGCAGTAAGTCTTCCCGCCTCGGATGGCCCCGCCAAACAAGATAAACTGCTTCTCCCCGGAGAGGGCGAGTTTATACGCCTGCGTCTGCCGGGCCGTTAACTTCATCTTCCGTTGGTTCGCTGAGTTCAAGCACGAATGGCCCCGTGTCGGGCGCGGTCTGCTGCTGCTGTGGCTTGCCGTACAAATAAGCCAAGGTCAATTCCATCGCCCTCATATTGCCCCGTATCGCTTCAGTCACCATCCGGGCAATCAACGCATCCATCCGCTTCACCCCGCCAATGGTACGGTCAAGGTCGGCTTCCAGAAGGTCTCTGATGTCCCTTCTCGTGACATTCTTCGGCATTCGGCTATTCCCCTTCAACAAGACCGGCATAACGCTCTCCACGGGCTTCTCCGTGGCCGTAGAGACATCCTCCACCTTGTCCTCCTCTACCACTACGACTTCAGCCTTCTTGCGCTTAATGAACTCGTGATTCCCTGATGGCATTGCACAAAAGTAGGGATAAAGAAAGGAAAGGATATCATTTGGGTGGTGTCAACGAAATGATTTTGCAGTCAGGACAGGATTTGAACCTGTTCTAAGAGAGGTCACTTACCGCTGATGGGACATATACCATCACCCTCTGTACTGCCGTACCGCGTTGCGTCTACCAATTCCGCCACCTGACTATGTTGGGTAGGTTAATGAGTGATTTCCCCTACCTCTTTTAACTCTGTATCAGACTTCATTACTGAAGCATCAACCTAAGTCACTCTGTGTTTGCAGCTATGGCAGGAGTTGAACCTGCAATCATACAAGGTATTGTATGGGTGGCCTCCCACCACATAGCCAAGTGCGTGTCTTTCCACGCTGTCACCAATTTTGATGGGCTCATCGGACAGTCTTAAACTAACCAGCACTTGAGATTGGAACTCCTGGAGGTCAGGACAGGACTTGAACCTGTATTTGCTTTGGGACTACATTACTGCGTCTACCTCCACCGTGGTAACCATTCCACCACCTGACTGTGTTGAGAGTGAGAAACCCTCTGTGTTGTAAGTTGCCTACCATAAATGGTATCCTTTATCATATACTCAAGCAAATCCTTTCTCAAGGGAACAACACAAGTAGTCAGGAGAGGGCCGATAGTAGGGTATGCGCACTTCCCGTTTGAAGGACTATCGTAAGCCGATGCTCAATTCCTCCACCTGACTGATGCAAATATATCACAACTCACTCAAAGTCAGTTTGAAATCGTCAAAAAAAAAGGGGGGGTAGCCCTATTATTCAGAAAACCCAATTTTCTCCCAAATCGGTTACAAACCGTAACCTGTACGAATAAACCGTACAACTCAACCTTTTTTCAACAAAAGCACTTTTTTATTTATTCTTCCTTATATATATATATATAGATAACTATACATATAGACATCTATACATATAGACATCTATACATATAGACATCTATACATATAGACATCTATACATATAGACATCTATATTAAATATAACCATCTATATCTCTTTCGCTCAATCTTACTTTTTTGAGCCAACTTTCAGAGGTACGCAAAGACTCTAATCACAGGCCATTTAGAGTCACTTAAACTCGCCCCGGCCTACACAACAACCAGAGTCGTGTCAAATTGTGTTAAGGCGGTTGGTGGAGTGGGAGTGGGGGAGAATAAGCCGCCCACCGGCACTTTGCGCGGGTCTTACATATAGCCCTATAGCCCATATAAGCGGGTTCTACGGCCGTATCTCGGATCCTTTGGTATGGGGATACCATAGAAAACTGGATATCGGCAAAGGTCACTAAAACAGTTTTAGGGGGGTTTTTTATTGGTCAATTTTTGGGAGTAATCCCAAACCATCGCCCAAAATAGGGGGGGTTTTTTATATCCCATACTTTAGGGGTCGCTTAGGGGGAGTTAGTTTTTTTGGGGGGTCGGTGTGTGTTGGGACTCCCTCCCTCCCTTTCCCTCCCTTTCTTTCCTCCCTCCCATCCAAAACTATATCCCATAAAAAAACCCCCTAAATAGGGGGTCTTTCTTGCTTTTGATTTTGGTGGTTTAGTCAATTACAAAACCGCTTTTGTCGGTTATTGCTTTACCCTTTGCTACCAATCCCAAAATTTTAGATTTATGCATTAACATTTCAATATCTGATTTATCCCCATCAGTTACAATATGACTCAAACCATCAAAAGAATACTCTTTTGGTAATTGCTTTCTAAAAACCGCTGATACATTGTTTCCCAATTCTAAAGCCATATTGCACTCTTTCTCATTTCCTTTCTGATGGCTAAAGCAAAGAGTATAATTGGTTTGGTGGTATTTTTTTACATAGTTAAAAACCTTTGTGTAATCGTAAAGCAATAAACCGCTTTTGTCGCTTTCATATGTGGTAGAAAACTCAAGCAAATCTAAACCAATACGATTTTTTAGGATTTGAATAAAATCCAAATCAGATGTTCCATTAATTCTTAGGCAAATTTTGGAATTGGTATTTATTGCTTTTGCGTATAATTTGGTAATTTCTTTACCTAATTTTTTGCAAAACTCTTGTCTATGTTTTAGGTAAAATTCGGTTTTTGCAATCCTTGAAACAATTACTGATTTATACACAATTGCTCTACCACTTTCAAACAAACAAGGGTTAATACATAAATCAGCCTTTGGGCAAAGGTTAACCCCTAAAGAATTGGCTTTATGTGGGGATAAATAAAGAATTTTTGTATCTAAGATGTTTTTTGCGGTTTTGGCGTTTGAGTCACCTTTACCCAATAATTCCAAAGAATTGGTATTTAGGTGTTTTTCTACCAATTCTAAAATCCTTGAATTGGTATAAGGGTTTGGGGTTTGTGGGATGGTTTGCATAGTTTTAAAATTTAGGGGTTTGGGTTTGGGTTAATTGCTAATTATTAATAGGTATAAATAAACTAAAAATTGAACTGCAAATAATGAGCAAAAGAAAATATTAAAAATTTCCTCAAATGTTGTTTTGATTTTGTTTTTCATTCTTTGGGGTTTTTATTGGTTTATTTTAATGAGTTGAAATTGCATATCTAAGGCAAAGCAAAAGTAAGTTTTGCCCTCAAAATTCACCTTTGGTAGTTCAAAACCGCCCAAAATATAGGTTTGTGCTTTAGGGCAAAAAACGCCTAAAATTTGATTTTGGGTTAAATATGTGATATCGTCTTGGCTGAATTGAGATAGGTATTTGTCTATGGTGTTTTGGTCAAAATAGGGGATAGGGTGAGCCTTTGAAAAATGACCAACAAATAAACCTTTGTAGGTTTTGTCATTTGTTCCTTTGAATTTTCTAATTTCGTTAAACATAGTTTTGGGGTTAAAGAATAAACAAAGATAAAATTATTTATCTATGTTTGAGCCATCTAAACAAAGTTTTTTTCAAAAATCCCCAAAAACCGCTTTAACAGTATTTCGTCCAATTTTTTAGACACTTTTGGATCCATTCGTCCAGTCTTTTGTACATCGTCCACTATTTAGGTCACCAATGACCTATTTTTAGGACATTGTCCACTTTCCTGGACACCGGTTGGATCGGCTGACGATTGACGATTGACGATTGACGATACCTTGACGATTGACGATTGACGAACCGTTGACGATTGACGATTGATGACGATTTTTTGACGATTGGTAAAATTATTTTTTGACGATGGTTGCAAGTGCTAAAATTATATATAGATTTGTGTCAACAAAACCCCTACACAATGAACCAACCAACCCCCATCCCAGCCCACCTGCCGAAATTCGTCCACCTTTGCGGTGGCGATCAATTACTCAACATTGAAGCCAGGACGATCCAATCCTTTGACGAGTCCTACGAGGTTTTTTCGCTTGACGAAGCCTTTTTAACGGCTGACGATTTAGCCCAATTCCACAACGATTTGACGGAGGCCATCGGCCCAAAAATCGGTGATGAACTGTTTATTTTCTTAATCTTGAAAGCTAACAACCTTTAACCCCCAACCAATGCGCCAAATCACCGCCAAATTCAGCTCCACCTGCCCGGCCACCGGGCTGACGATCCGCAAGGGTTCGCCCTGCCTTTACGACCAAACCGCCCGGAAGGCGTACCATCCAACCGCCAAAGAATCGTTGACGAAAGAAGTTGACGATTTGGCCGCCTACATTCAAGCGGAGCAGGAAGCTTATTTTGATTCCTTTTGTCAAGCAAACAACCTTTAACCCCTAAACCCTATCAATTATGAAAAACCTAACACCACACCAGGAGCAACTCGTTGATGAACTGATTGCCGAGTTCTCACGCATCAATCCCAAGCCATCCGTGGATGGGAAGAAGCGATTCAGCATTGCATCCATTGACGAGTGCAACCAAGAAGAGAACCGGTTCCTACAAACGATGGCCGCACACAACCGAGCATTTTTGGAAAATGCAATGCTAAAAATTGCAGAACAACTCCAAGAGTTTGCGATAGAGTTCGGTGAAGTCGTGTCAATTTATGTCGGTGGTACAGGGGGGCATAACACCTTTGATAGTATGAGTGATTTGATGCTAAAGAATCTAAACGCTTTATCAACGCCATTCTATGCTGAAATAAAGATAGTTCCAAAGCGTAAATCCCAAGATTACCGAGAGGACGGGAAAACCGCTACATTCTACGCCGGAATTAAATCGTCAAGGGAAAGCACCACGCTGATTAGTGGGGAGAAAATCTTTTCGGCCAAGTATGAGTCTATATGGTGGGGGCCACTTTGCTATCCATCAAATGAAAGTTGGGGTTGGGAAAAGACGAGGGAATCTCTTGAGGAATTTCTTCAAAGCAATGAAAAATTGCAGCAATCAATTGTAAAAATATCAAACTTAAAATAACCCCAAACCCGTGAAACAGTTAATCCAAATCTACTCTACGCTTGACCCGGTGACCGAGTTATTTGTCGCATCCTGCGTTTTGATGCTGATTTTTATGGCGATGACCAAACTCATAGCCTACCTCTTCCCAACCCGATCCAACCAACCCCAAAAATTCTAAGCTATGGCCTTTTATCGCAAAACCTCATACCAGCCCACCCTAAGCCCCGCAGAGCGCGAGGCCAGGGCAGAAGCCCGCTTCCAAAAGAAAGTTGCCCAGGACGAAGCAAAACGGGCAAAGAGCGCATTCAACTACGCAACGGCCGGAGGGGAATATGTGCCGACCGAGCGACAATTCAAAGCCACGGCCATAATGCTTTGGGATCAAACCTGCATTGAGGATCCGTTGGTGTTTATGTCAGCCCAAACGGTTAACCTTGGCTTTTTGACGAGTATCAAAGTCCACCACGACCACATCCACCGGGTCAACGAGTTCATCCGCAACAACCCGTCCTTGAACCTATGACGATCCGTGAAACCTTGAGGGCCGGTCTTCCGTCCGACATCGCCTCAGCCGCGATCTTCAACCTGCAATCCCAAGGGTACGGCCCTAAGCGTTTAGCCCATTCAGCCGATGACCCTTGCGATGACCTGGGCGATGCCTTGATGAGTTTTATTTGGGGCGAGACTGACGAAGGCTTTAACTACTGGGAGGGCGTTTACCGCCAATACAAACCAACTGACGATGGCTGCGTCATTTGACCACGGCCTTGATGACTCCCTTGCGATGAGCCAAGGTCGGAAGCGCAAAGGCATTTCCTTGGATTTCCTTATATGGAAACGCAAGGCCAAGTCTATCGTTGACCCTGACGAATTGGCCGGGCTGATGAGCCAGTATTACCTTGACCAAGCCTCTGACATCTCCGATCCACAGGTCAAAGCCCTAACGATGCTTGCGATTGCCGGAATTGACTTTGATGCCATTGCCCTGGAGTTGATTGAGACCACCCACTACGAAAAGGACACCAAGAACTGATGCACAATTCGCCCTCCATTAAAGGATCCGTCTCGTTGACTTTTGACGAGGCAAACCGTTTGCTATTCGTGATGAAGAAGGCGGGGCTTGAGGACACCGCATCCTTCCGCAGGGTGCATACACGAATCCGGGAAATCGTTGACTTCCACCTCTACAACACCAAAGTACCGGTGGGTGATGCCTCGCACTACTGGTGCAACAAAAGACTGCCTCCGGGCGTATCAAGGAGTTCTATGGGGCCATTCTTCCCCCTGCCCCCGGCCTTGGTCTTTGACCTCAAAAAGTACCTGGTGGAGGGTGATTTGGTGACGATTGCGAACGAGAACAATTGGAACTACGATTCCGTGAAGAAGTGCCTTGAACTGCCCCGGATTTATCGCAACAAATTCGGAGTGACTAAGATTTCCAACCCTCCATCACGCTACCCTTTGGCGATTATCAATCAGTTGATGAAGACCGCTGAGAATAACCGTAGGCACAAAAAAGATCTGAGAACAACGAGATTACGCTTGAGAATTTACATTGAAAAAAACCTTAAACCCTTCTACAATGAATTTGAAATTATCCAACCCTACATCGCAGGAACCCCTCGTCAACTGGCTAAAGCACATAAAGAAAGCGTCAGGACGAAGTTTGAAGCCGGATTGGTCGGAGGTGATCCAACCGTTCCGGGTAAATTGGACGCTCTACGGCCAATACTTGGAGGCGAGAGCAGTTTTGATGGGAGCGAAGAACGAATTTGACAACCTTTAAACCAAACCAAACCAAATGAACAAACAACCACACCACCTGTACCGCCACGAAATCATCAAACTGCTGATTAAGCGAATGGACTACACGATGCAGTCCTTTGCCGATGATGCCAAGGTCAACATCGCCACCATCTTTAATTGGATGCGCAAGCCCGAATCCTGCCGGAGTGAAGCGCAGATTGAGACCGCCTTCCTCCGCAGGGTTGAACAAACCAAAGCCATCCCCGTCAAGAAAGCGAAGGCAATTCTGCGAAATTCCGAATTAACCCTGAACATCAGCCAAAGCGAACACATCCGGGTGATGATGGACAGGCATAAGATTACAGTTGACGCATTGGCCAAGGAATCGGGCATTGAGCGCAACCAAGTGTACTTCTGGATACAAGGGAAGAAGGAAGGCATCCGATTTGACGAGACTCTAAAAAATTATTTTACCAAAGCGATACAGAATCACCACGAAGCCTTATATTTGTAAACACTTTTGTTAATTACTTAAACCCCAAACCAATGAAGAAAACCCTAATTGAGCAGTTGAATGCGGATGTATTCGCTGCCCTGCTTGCCGAGAAAGAGGCCGACCCACGCTACGCTCCAACGATTGATATGCTCTTTCAAGCACTCACAGTGAAGACTGAGTGGTATGAGTTAACGGTCAATGATGTGCAATGCCTTGCCGCCTTTGCTCCTAAAATATGGAATGGCAACATTTTTGAAGTTATGAGTCTTTTTAAAACCG